TGAGTGACAATTTCTCAATGTGATTCCTCAACATTGTAATCGTAGCACTCCCTGTAGGATATTCCTTAATGATCAGGCGACCAAGATCCTTGTTCTGGTATGTTTCCTTGACGAGATCCTTATGATCCTGGACATCATTTGAAGCAATGTGACAAAGGTTGCTATCATACCTGATACCCACTGCTGTCTCGGACAACTCGAATGTGTAATGGAGAACATTTTTGCCAGCACGCATTGCATTGGCACCCAAAGCAACAAGCCAGTGACTCTTACCAACACCGGTATTGGCAGTGATTACACCAATCTCACCTCGTCCCAGACCTCCAGAGAAGATGTCCTTTGCATCCAACCTTTTGAATCCTGTTGGGCATGCCATTCGATTGATGCGAATGAATCGTGACTCCAGATCCTCGAAGAAATCATGCCCAGTGCTGTGTGGGATGCCCAGGGAAACAGCACTCTTCATCAGGGAAACGACCTCCTCAAAGTTCTCGCCCTGGATCAGATCAACAGATTTCTCCAATGCTGCCTTGAATGCCTGCCGTTTGCAGAAGTCCAACGTCTTGTCCTTGACATAAGCAATGTCACCCGGATGCCGATTGGCTTTGACACGTAGCAGAAACTCAATAATCTGGTTTTTCAGAATATCATCTGCGCCATCTGCCAGTTCATCCTTGATGACGTTGACAAGTAGACCCAGAGTTGGGAAGCACTTGTACTTCTGATGATACATGAGGTATTTTTCACTCAAAAACTGCAGATACTCTACATCAAAGAAGTTGGGTCGCATGACCTCAACCATTTGTGCTGCCCACTGAGTATCAGTTATCAAGCCTTGGAAGATTTTCTCTTGGAAGTTTTTTCCGTGTTGGGAAAAGTGTGGAACATTATGGGCATTGTCGATGATTTCCTGTAGGAAACTGTTTAGATTGCTACTACTCACTTAGCTATTCCTTGTCGAGTTAATCGCCCGAAAATGGCGATTGATGTCAAATTTTTGCATACCGGATTGCAAGAGCAATCGCATTAAAGCCATCTTATCACTTTTCCCCCGTTTTTCAAGTTGGTCGTTAACTTTCTTGATCTGCACACCAGCCAGCCTGGATGTGCTGAGATACATCAATTTCCAGTTTTTGTCCGTCAACAACTGAGATTCTGAGATCCTTGCAATTGTCTTGCCCGTGTTCCCATCCTCTATCAGAGTTTTTGCCCTCGCGATGATCTCGCTGTGGCTAACGAACTTGTCGTCTCTAATCTCTGGAAACCATTTCGACATGGTCTTGAATCCTGTGCCTTTGACACCCTCAATGTTGTCACTCGAGTCCCCGATGAAAACTCTTGCAGAAATGAAGTTTTCAGGCGAAATTCCAAACTTGTCCACAATATCAGCCCGAGTGATCAATTTTTTCTGTCCAGGAGACCACTGATGGACATGATCACTAATCAGTTGATACAAATCCCTATCAGAAGACACCAGGATTATACGTGTGCTTCCGAAAGTATAGCGCCCTAGGTAACCTATGACGTCATCAGCTTCGCAGTCTCTGACATAAATCTGCGTCACAGGCAGATGGTTCAGTGCTTTAACAAGGAGAGATACTTGCATTGTGTGATTTTCAGCCGTCGGAGGAATGTCGTCCTCATAATACCTATTCAATGACGGCGGTCTACGACCGCCCTTGTAAGTAGAATCAACCGATCTTTTTCGAAGACTTCCACCAGATTCCCATACCACAATCACTCTACTGGGATTAAACTTTTCGCACAAATTTCCAAGTCCGCCCAAAAAACCGAGGAAGCCACCAACATGCTGCCCTGTCTCGGCCATTGAAGGGTTCGCACAAAAATGACGCATGAAGACATTGAGACCGTCGACCAGCAAGACGGGACCACCGATTGTCATGATTACAGCTCCTCTATCACATCATCCAGATCTGCCGCAACAGCCCGGACCTCCTCATAGGAATCAACATCAATCTCCATGCCCTCATTTGTGGTCAATTTCTTGACCATTGCAACTTCGATCAGGTCATCCAACCATCCCTTGTATTGTGGGTCAGTCAGAATCTTGTCAAAATCTGCCTTGTAAAACTTCTTTTCGTGCCTGACTTTGCCCGTCTCACGATCAGCAATAGTCAACACCTTCCACGAACCTCCGCCCCCAACTGACACAATGCTATCTCCAACATCTGCTGGGCCGTGCTTTTTGAGCAGGTCGAAGAGCTGGATGTGTTCTCGGATACCCTTGCCAAAATGAATCTCGAAGTGAACCTTTCGGAATGGTGCTGCAACCTTGTTCTTGATTGTCTTGGCCCAGACGTGAATTCCGATCACATCGTCATTCTTGTCCTTGATCTGCTGACCAGCACCCAATTTGATTCGAATTGAGGCATGAAATGGAATTGCCTTTCCGCCAGGCGTTGTATCAGGGTCACCATACATTACGCCGATCTTCGTTCGAATCTGATTTAGACAGATCAGTAACACGTTCTGCTCACCAATTACACCGGTGATTTTTCTCATGCCCTTCGAAATTGCTCTGGCCTGGAGACCAATCGACTCCTTATCATAATCACCCAAGAGCTCAGCTTTTGGAGATGATGCCGCAACCGAATCCCAAATGATGGTGACCGGGACATCCTTGTTCATAGCCTTGGCTTTCAGGATGGTCGACTCAGCAATCTTCAGAACCTCCTCAGTGCAATGGGTGTCCACATAGACGAATCTCTTGGAAATATCAACTCCCAAAAGTGAAAGGTTCTCCACAGATGTTGCGTTCTCAGTGTCGATATAGACCACGATGCCGTCCATCTTTTGGGTTGCCCTGGCGATCTGGATTGCAATATGTGACTTGCCAATTGAGGGTGGACCAAAAATCTCAATAATCCGTCCCTCGGGAAGCCCACCATCTCTCCTGTTTGAGCAAATGTAGTCCAGCATTATCGAGCCGGTTCCGACCCAACGCTTCACATGGGTGGGTGATGTGTCATGACACAGATTGTACGCAATTTTCGATCCGTGATCCTTGTTGATCGACTTGATCAGATCAGCTGTGAAGTCCTCCATCGGATTCACTTCTTCTTTCTTCTTTTTTCTTTTTGCCATGGTTTTCTCCTTTTCTCATTGTAGCAATTTTCAGACCCTTGAACAAAACGGGGCGCCCCGAAGAGCGCCCCGTTTGCTAGCTACTCAAGTAGCTTAGATGTCTTCGAGATCCGCAAAGGCATCATCCAAATCCTTGAGCGTGCTTCCAGTTGTGGGCTTCTTTTCAGCAGCAGCAGCAGGACGAGCACCACCGCGGGGCTTGTCATCCCCGTCACTGGGATCAGACAGCCACGTGTTGATGATTCGCTCGAGCTCTTCGTAGCTCTTCAGCGAATACAGATCGTCCAAGTTGGGAATGTTGGTGGTCCACTCCTGGATCTTCGCCTTGTCATCAGACAGCGGCGTCGACTTCGGACGGGGACGAACTGACGTCTCGGCATAGATCTTGCCTGGGGGCTGCGACACATTGACCTTGATGTCAAAGCCCGACTTGGGATCAGTGATGTCGCCATAGTCCGCATCAAGCATCACCTTGAGCAACTCTTGGTACACTGTCTTGCCGAAGGCCCAAAGTCGCACACCTCGGTCCTCTTCACCGCGGACGATGACAGGGGCGTAGCTGCGCATCTTGGGATAGAGCTTCTTGCAAAGCTCATACGACTCCTTGGTGTCGTCAGAACGAAGCTTATTGATCAACTCCTGAATCGGGTCAGGCTTTCCAAACTGGTTGGGAGACAAGAGCCCAGGGTTGTTATCAATGTTGTAGTAGAACCAGAGCTCTTTAAAGGGCTGGCCATCGTTATCGGGAAATGAAATGATCCGAACAACTGACTCTGCGTCAGTCGACGGCTTCCACATCAAATTTTTCCGGGAATTCTGTCCGCTCAGTTGAGCGAGTTTTTTACGCAATGCATCCAAATCAACTGCCATTTTTAACCTCCAAAGTATAAATCGGCACTAATGTGTTAGACAGTTTGCAACTCTGCAAGTATCTAACCTCTAATCTCTAACCTCTAATACGAATACTATATTTCACTTCTAATCAATGTTCAATGTTTACTGTTCTTTCTTTACTGATGAATTTGGGTAGGTCGCATCGGTGCCCAAGGGAGTTGTGGCTCCTGCAACATTAGCACACACAGACTGCTCTTTTTTGTCACAACCTTCGTCGGTTGACGCATCTGGCTCGAGCAGGAGATCCTTCTCTTCGCTGTCCTCGTCTGCAATTTCTAGCATCCACTTGATGTGTTCCCAAAGTTTCTTCTTCATGTATCTAAATATCTAGTTCAACGAAATTTGACCAGCTATTACATCATTTCTTTTAGGGCAAATGTCCGGCATGCCTGGAGCGCAGTGGCTAGCGGCAGGACCTCATTTGCGTAGAATCGATTCTCATCGTACTGGAATCCAGCTGATGTCGTCAAAGCAATCCACTCTTCTTCGTCAACCTGGAATCCGTACCTTGCGACATAGAAAAGAGTTCTGTGTGCTGATGACATCTTTGTGCAAAACTCATTGTACTTATAGTCACGGCCCAACTTCTCACGATGCCAGTCGGAATCTTCTGTCACAAACAAGTTGCTATGCTCATCTGGCCCACCTAGTCGACCCAACTCATGAATCAGTGAAACCCGGACCAATTTTCGCTGATCGACGACATCCTTGAAAGTCTTGGCAAACTTGGCCACATTGCAAGTGAATGAAACCAGGCCACCAGGTACACCACCTAGATTGCGATCAAGGGCCTGGGGAGCCAAGAATAGCCGATCACCAATCTCACTTTCTAGCTTGTCGACAGCTTCGTGGTTGTCCGGAAAGAATTTCCGAAGGAGGGCAAGGTATTTGTTGTATGTGTTCTGTAGTTCGTCGAAGTTTTCCATATAGTTACTGTATGACGCCACGATCAAGTGTTCAATCAATAGCGTAAATAGTTGGAAGAGTTACTAGCTCATAATGTGAAAAGCCAACACCTTTGTCTAGATCAAGAAGGCGGGCTCTTTCTGCTGCCAGTAGAGTGATATAGAGATACTTGACTGCATCACGCCGGGTTGGCAGAGAATGATTGACTTCAATTCCGGAAACCTGTTGCTCCTCCTTGTTGAATGCGCTTCCAGTTGATGAGATTCCTGTGAAAGCCTCTGACATAATTTCATTTCCATTGATGGCTTGCGTTATGATGGATGCTGCCTTCGCAAGATCATTGCTTCCTGTTGCTCGAGATATACCTAGTTCTGCACACAATAACTTCGGTTCACTCTTTGCCCGGCTCTCTGCAATCTTCACTTCTTTTTTCCACGTGCCGCGGCCTAAAGAACCTTTGATTCTAATTTTGCTACCTGGGTACCCAGCAGGTTCTGCTTTCGGATCAGACTCTGGCGGGGTCTCCTCCTGAAGTAAGGAAATTGCTGCCTCCAGAATCATCTTGTCTATGTTCACCATGTTTGCTATGTTCATTTCGTCACCTTGTTGCTAAATATCAGACAGTTCCCAGTGTTGTTGGAAACTTGGCACCTTGAAATGTCAGATTTTGACTTGCATCTGTCAATGCCTCCATGTCGCAGTTTGGAATCTCAACAATCAGTGCGTCGTGAATGACAAACAAGGGCGTTGCAGATGGAACAGCATCACACAAATCTGCAAACAGGAGCACTGATAGTTCGGCCGCAGTTGATTGCGCAAAATGATTAACCCTGAGTCTGGGCGTGCGTGTGGCATCATGCAGCGGACGACCAAAGAAGTTGCGAACAATTCCCGCCGCGGCTTGTGTCTCAAGTTGTTGTTCTAGCTCTGTCATATTGAAGAATCCGCGGACACTCTCGATCAATGACTTAGCTTTCTGTTTCGACCCAACCGTCTCTGTTAGCCTCATTTCAGATGCACCATACAGGGCGGAGATCGTTGCCAGCTTTGCAGTGGCACGGGAGTCAATATTACACATGTCCATCAGATCTTGGTAGATGTCATCTGATGTCGTCTTTATCCCTTGCATCGCCAAAATTGCCCTCGGCTCCATTGATGAGAAGTCGATAATGACAACAGATGATGACTCGTTAGATTCACACAAAGCAGATCTTACTTCTGCAGGTGCGATCAGGAAGTTGGGACCAGCTGTGACTGTCAGACGACCAGTTGAAGAACCGGCTGTGGAGTAAATCGACCTCGCCAACTTCCCACTCATGATTGCAGCGTCGAATGAGTTGCCCGACATTGACACATGCTTCTGACGAAACAGACTCCAGGGCTTTGGGATAATGTGGGCACGTCCCAGGTTATCAAGGAACTTCCGAATTCGCAGCCATGTTGACATGTACTTCATGCTGTCATGATTGGATAAGCTCATCTTTACAGCACGAATAGCAATGTCCGTTATAACTTGACGATGTGATTGTGTTACAAGCAACGGCCAAAGCGATGAATCATCACTGACTGTCTCTGCCATCTTCCTGATTTCTGGTGACACGAATTCGGGCTTCTCATTGTCAAGAATTGTCAGCAGCTCTTCGAGCTCTTCTAGTGTGATGACGCCGTCGATTTCATCGATGAGGTGAGCAATTCGGAGGAAGTCAGATTTGACACGCAGACAAAGATCCATGAGCATAACATAACAAATCTAGATCGATTTTTCATTTCTTATGCCCGGGGATTCAATCGTGCTAACTCAACTGACACCAGTGTCTCTGTCATCTTATCGTCAACATTGATAAACGACCCATATGCATCTGTCTGAATTAGATCGATGCTAGTTTTGAAGTCGCCCTTGCTGATAGAGTGACCCACACCGATCACTGCATAGAAGTTATCAGCAGACGTGTTTGTCCCCAGATCGACAAAAAACTTCTGAGAGTAACGGAAAAACGGACAGCCAAATGTTGTCAGCCTGAGTGTTGTCGGGTGCACCATCAGCGGCAATGACACGTTTTCTTTTGTGGGCTCTCCGCCCTTTCCTGTCAGTGCATTAGTCAAGGCGATTGCAAGCAGTGCATCATTTTGTTGTGATGACAGATCAGCAGTCATAATTCCTGAGTTGGCTGTACCGTAAATCAAGCTGGGTGCAAACTTGAAGAACAGGTTTTTGAGCCGATTTTTGCCTGACTGTGCTGCTGTGAAATTGAACTGCATAGTGTGATCTAAGCGCCTTCTAAATTTCGCGGCAGCTGCCTGATTTGCCCCTTCCTCGAAACTAGTAACCATCTCGTCTATCGTTTCTTGATCCAGCTTCGACAGCAAACCTTCAGAGCGAAGCTCTTTGTACGTTTCAGCCGCAGTTTCACTATGTTGTGCCCCACGACGTGTATCGTCGCCATTGAGCTCTTCAATGACAAAGTGCCCAGATTGAGCAGCAGAATTGAAAGCGTCGATGATGGGCATGACCTGACCTTGGACAGCGTCATTGAATGTGATGCGAGTGATGTTCTTGCCGGAGGTTCCTTTTTTAGTTACGATGCTCATAGTGACATTTGGTTGTCTGAATGTCGGCCGAATTCTTTTGCTACCATAAGCGATGTCCAGGGCAGCATGCATCTGATTGTTGTATGAGATTCTGCTACCCTCTGATTTGATTTTCTTTCTTAGCTTCTCGCTGATTTTCGACTTTCCCGTTTTCTTGTCACGAGTGTACACCTTTCCTAGCCCGTACGCATCATATCCTTGCGATGACAGGAAGTATTTTTCAACAAATCCAAGCAACCCCATAATTGAAATCTTCTGTCGCTTCTTTGCCTCTGATTGCAAGAACTTCTTGAGATCTTCCAGTTCAATTGGAAACTGTGAAATGTTGTGATCATACATTGCGCCGGCGGAATAGTTGAATGGCGTGAAAACAATCTGGAGATCTGTGTCTGCCGTAGATAGCTTTGTCAGAAAGAACGTCATCAACTTGCCAAATGACACATATTTTTGCTTTGCTCTCGATCTTTTGCTTAGCTGGGCTTTTCTGACATGTTTTTGCAAGTCTGTGTCCTTGATGCCTGCCTTTGAAGGGCTTAAGAAAGGGTCAGGTGTCTGTTTGATACCATCAATTAGCTTTTGAATTTCAGCATTCACAGAAGCCTTTGCCCTACCAAGTTTTGTGTTTCTATTTCCAGTCTTGCCAATAACTGCATATAGATCTTTGCTGATCTCTGCTAGATTTCCACCCCTCTTCTTCAAGTTGGCTGCAGCCTTGCGTAGCTTAGTTCGATTTTTCGTCGACAAGTCTAGAATGTTTGACGGACCGGTGCCCAGAATCACCTGTGGAATGTCTCCACTTGGTAACACCTTTTGCAAGTTGACTATCTTCTTCTGGATTCCGTTCATGAGGTTTATCACAGACGAGATGTTTCCGTCCTTTCCTGCAGTAACGTCCAGAATGTTGGTATTTGACGCATCATCTGTTCCAATCATTGCCAGATCAACGTCGATCGAAACCACACCATCTGCGCCAAAACTGAAGCTGCTGTTGGTGACAATGAATGCCTCCGATAGCTTCATTGCATTGATCAGATCACCCATAAGTGATGTGCCGGCTGCTGACGATCGTCTTTGAACTGTTGTGCCATCAGGGTGATGCCATCCATACGTGATGAAAAACTGCACATTTCCTTTTCGCTGCGGTGAGACCAAAGGTGCAATGTCACCTAGTCGACCACGATCATACAGCTTGAGATTTAGCTTGGCTGATTTATTCGCAATTGTTCCGAACGAAGAAGGTGCCACCGTTATCTCAAGGTTTCCCAACTCGAGGAAAGGTCGAAAGGCATCAATTCTGCCGCCCTTGTTTTCATCATAGCTTACGCCGTTGGTCGCATCTATCAAAGTTTGAGGGGTTGTAAAGACCTCCATGGAGGCAACCGGCTGGAGATTGGCTTCCGTATCTGACGTTTGTGCAGCTGATTTTCCAATGTCTCCCGTGAATTTTCCACGAAGCGCGATCTCATTGTCGCCTGCACCCAAAAAGCGCCCTAAAGAAAAATGAGCATCTTTGGTGAAGTTTCCTGACGTATCTGTCGAGCTGGCAGTTGAAATGACAATGTCAATGTACGGTACAGCACGCGTCATTTCTATCGATGACAGATTGCTAAGAAACAGGGTGATAATCTCAGTGTCAGATATATCGACCCCTCTTGCTGCTGGGAAAACTTGGTACACAGACACGTCGCCGGGCAGTTGTCCTGTTCCTGTGTCATTGATGTCGTATTCCTCTCCGTCCGCTGGTTTTCCCCAACCTTGATCTTTAGCAGATGCAAGATTTTTCACATCTCTTGGAACATCGTCTCTAGTTGAAGTGACACAGACATCTTTTGTCATCTTGCTGTCTTTAAGCAGCTTGAAAATATCAGCATCAGACTTGAACAAGACACCGTCTCCAAAGATTTCACCAAAGAACTGCTCCTTGTTGCTCCGTGGTGGAACTTTTCCACTTGCAGGAGTTGCACTAATTGCAGAATGGAATGCATCTCTTTCTCGGAGGCCGAAATACCTTGCCAGATCTGCGTAGATTTGTCTGGCATCACGGGTTGCCATTAGAGTACCGCCTGCACTTCATTGATGTCAATTGGAATCGTGATCCTTGTGCCAGGCGGCGCTTGGAGCCACCAACCGATTCCAGATGCCGCTGCAATAACCCACCAGAGTCGGCCATCGCCGTATTGTTGGTGTGCCAAGATATCGAGACGCTGGAATCCTTGCAGGATTGTAGTGGTTGTTCTTACTTCACCGGATGCAATTCCAGCTCGCAGACGTACAATAGCATCGTTGGTGCCCAGAATCTTTCCGTCGCGGACTGTTACGTCATTTTCATATCGGTCAATTGTGGCCATTATTTCTTCTTAACCTCTTCATAGACGCTGCCGAACCCCTTGAGGGCATTGCCAACAGGATGTGAAGGCGCCCGCATGTTCCCATCGTAATCCAAACCAAGTGGCAAATCATGCATGGGAGAAAAGCCTAGCGACACATCAATCATCTTTGGAGCACGACTTCCCGGGGTTATCTCATATGGGTAGTCGCCATAGTCAAAAGCAAGAGAAGTTATGACACCTGCCATGCCCTTGCCCTTTGTTGATTCAAATGATCGAACGATCGCGTTATTTTCAACTTTGAAAAAATTTGCATTTTGTTCAGATGACAAAATGCTGCCAGCCTCTTCTTGTGCCTTGAGATCCGCGGCCTGCTGAGCGAGTTTTGTTGCTGAAACAGATCTCGCGATGTTCTCATCAAACGATATATCAGCAGCAACAAGCCCAATGTGCGCGTTGCTCGTGCCCTTGTCGGACGAGACAGTTGCTGTTGCTGATCCCGGTAACACGCCATTGTACGTAACAATCTCGACAACAGCGTCAGCCGGCCACGTAACAATAGACGGGGAATTGTTTCCAAGAAGCCCTGTACCAACAATCGAATAAGAATGTTCTGGATGGCGTAGTACTCCACAAATTGCAGCCAATTTTGACTTATTTTTTTCAAAGTCATCTTTCAATTTGCGTACTTCTTGATTTAGTGCATCTTGGTATTCTTTGCGCGCTTTGTTCGTTTCTTCATTGAGCTTAAATTGCCGTTCAAGATTTTGCTTGCTGTAGTTTGATTTTAGAATGTCTCCGAAACGGAGTCGAATAACAGGGCTTGCTGCAGGAATTTGTGAAAAGGGTTGGATAAACTGATATGCCGTTTCGCCCGCGGCGGCCACTTGCTTATATTCGCGCTGTCTTCCTTTCGAGTATTGCGGGTAGCACATCGCAACAAGTTTGTTGACAAGTAGCCACATCTCATCAAAATCCTCTTTTCCAAATGCAACCAGTCTGAACGCAAAGCTCATTGTTCTCTCTGCACTCTCATAGGTTCGAACTGGATCTTGTCGCCCGTATCCCGTATTCGATGTATAGTTGACATTGAATGATTCATTAAACTGTGTCACAAACGCTGGTAGCGAAATCACCTCATGTGTTCGAAGATCATGAAAGTAGAAAGGCATGTATTCAGCTTCAAGATCTCTTTCAATTTTCTCAACATCCCTGCGTGTAGGCTTAATAAGGCTACGAATTACACTCGGGTTGGTTTCGGGCTGTCTCTTGTATGATGCGAGAAATGTATGAAGTGACAATGGATTTTCTCCACCCTCCCATCGAGAAATTCGAGATCGAATCCTTCCATGTCTTGCATCAGCATGGATGTCCCAGCCGCTTGGGGCGTCGCCGCCTTGACTCTCAAAAAACGAGTCTAACGGATTCAATGATCCGTTCAAGTCATGCAGCCTGCTTTCATCACCAACATCAAGTTGACCATGTGTAGATTTTAGTGACGCGTCACCTACACCAGCAGCAATCATAATGAACTGGTATGCTTTTGAGCTCACAAGTTTCTCGATTGCTGCAGCTACTGTCCCAATTCCACTCGTGAGTGAACCACCTATCTCCCTAAATCGGGCAATCGTCTCGTTAGCATCCCTCACAATCTGTCGAAACAAGTTTGCATAGTAAGATGGACTCAGCACCAAATTAAGCGCGAATTCTGCCAAGGCCGCACCGCCGGCGGCCAGGGCCGCCCAGCCAGCAAGTTTCCCTACATCTGGGTTGAAACCCACCAGAAGCAAAATTCCATTTGCTACACAATTTTCAAAGTCGTAATCTGTGTCTGTGATCCTTAGCAATTTAATGAGTACGCCCTTTAGTCCTTCTAGAGCGCCCTTCCCGCCATGAACACCTAAATCATAATCGTACGGCTTGAGAGGACTAATGAAATTTCCGTCACCTCTGCCGGCGGCTTTCGGACTAAAGCCACCTCCCCCGCCCAAAAATCCGACGTTGGCAATAGCATCGATTCCGGAGATCAAAAGTGAGATAACTATCAGTGCTAAGACACCTTCAATTGCAATCACTAGCATTCCACCCGAGCCGCCTAGACTACCGAAAGGCTCTAAAAACGTATTGAACTGTGCATACGACACACTGTTGTATGGTGTGGATTGATAGCCATCACCGTCCGGGGCGATGCCGCGGCTATTTAAGCTCTTATTGTTTTTGGGCGCCAGAAAATCGTCAGAACCTCTAGCAGCATCAATCTTCTTTTTCATTTCAGCATTTGTTGTCGATAACCCCTTGATTCGTAGTTTTGAAATGGGGACACCCAATATTCCCAGTTGCTCAGTTGTGTGAAGAACAGCAGCAAACATACCCAAAGATTGGCCACCAAGAATTTGTTCAGATTCCTTCGCTTCTCCTGTTCCTTGTGCCAATAATGAAAGAGCCATTCTAGACATGTCATTGACTGTCACACGTAAACCACTTGCTGGATCATTTTCTGTGGTTCCAGATACTACAAATGAACCCAGATCTCGCTGGATTGTGAATAGCCCTTTCGTAGCAGCTTGTTCATCATTTCCTGTCGGATCGATAACAAACGGTGATTCATCACTTGTCGGGTGATAGAGATTAGCTGCCACTAATCGCTTCAGCACAAATTCTTGATATGAACCTGGCTTGGGCTTTGTATAGATTGTCCGGACACTCGGGCCCTTAATTTCGCCTGGATTCGCAACTATATTTCTAAGCAAATCGTTGCCAGACGTGTTTGTATCCTTGTCTGGCTTACTATGTGGAGTAGGAGTATGCTTTCCAAAATCCTTTGGCTTTTTACCCACCGTCCCAAGTAAGGAAGTAAGATCCGCCGGCTCGAAAAAGTTAGTTGTTTCCAGATGCTTATTGTCGTTCTGGTCTGTAAACGGTTGGGTTTCAATTAGCTCATTGTTTTGATTGTTGCCTTGACGTCCAATTGTCACATAGTCTGTGAGATAAGATCCAAGAAATACCTTGCCTTTCTTCTGAATATCTGCCAAGCCCGGCTCGGTGAAATCTAGACCTTGCAGACTTTTTTTGTTATCCGAGTCCGGCCCGTAATTCGGATCAGTCAAGTATGATGCGCCTTCTCTGTCATCGGGTGTTTTTGGTGATGTCATTAGTTGCTCTCCTTGACCGCCTGCGCAATTGCCTTTGCAACCTCAATCGTATCTGACAGCGCTAGGTAATAGTGCCGCTTGATACCGTCATTGGCATTTGACAGCAAACTTGAATACGACTCAGCCAGGACATTTCCTTTAGAAGACTCCTTCTTGATCCACTCTTTTGCCATCTCAATTTTCTTGTCTTCTTCACTCATGTGATTTTCTTACCTTGCTCCAGGCTCGCTTAGTTACTTCGATTTAGCCGGGGGGAGTCTTGTCATTTGGTGCTTGGCAGCTCCGACCTTGACGTATGACTTAGAATAAACACTTTCGCCATCTTGGTTTTTGCCAAGATCGACAGCAATGATCTCCCTGCCTATCTCACGTGAATCAATGTGAACACCTAACTCGATCTTAGTGTTGGGAAGATTGTGTGTTACAACAAGCTTGCCACCCGAAAATCCAGCCATGGCTTCAACGAGAGGGGTGATATTTTTGGCCCCTGTGGATCCTAGCTTGCCGTCAGCTGTCTTGATATTTTCTGCAATTCTTGGTAGCGCTTCGGTGAAGTATTCCAGTGTGCTACCCCAGCCACCAATGCCGCCATAATTACCAAACGTCTCTGTCATGCTTCTCGATAACGACGCAATGGGGATCATTTCCTGCATCATTTTTAGCATGTTCGGTAGATTCTTGGCAACCTTCAAGAAAGGTGCAGACTGCATAAGCTTGCCAACACCGCTGCCAGACATGCTATTTGCTAGCTTGTAAATGATGCCACCCTTTTTCTCCGTACCACCAGACGCAGACAACATATCCGAAACACTTGTGGTAAATACTTCCAGCTTTCCTGCATCGATCTTTGCTGGCTGAAGCTGGACAAGAATGTCGCTCAGAGACGACATTATCTTGACGAGTTTTTCAATTCCTTTCATTTTTCCGAGTGTGTTGCGACCAAGATTAGGGACACCCTTGATACCCTTTATTAGTGCAAAGACTGGGCCGGTGTCTTTGGCGAAAAGCTTAGTGACCACAGTTTTGAGATTATCAACTTGAATCCAGACATCTTTGGTTGCCTTCGGGTCAATCCAGCGTCTATCACGAACCTTTGTTGGTTTCAAAGCGCCACCAATTTTAGTTAGCTGTTCTACGAGTTCAAGTGATGTTCCAAGTGCACCAATTTTCTCTTTATATTTGACAGCATCTTTTATCGCTGGATCATCTAAGATAGGCTTAAGGCCTCTGAATAATGCAGACACGGCTTTTCCTGCAGCTTCAGCAAAACCTTCAACACCGTCAGTGAATTTTTTCAATTCTCCTACATTGAGTCTAAGTCCTTTCTGTCGACCTATCGATTTTCCTTCGTCATCTACCTGCCCGGGCAGCTTTTTGAAAGTATTGAGCAGAACTGGAATAAGACCTGTGACAGATTCGATAATTTTTGCAGCACCTAAAATTGCTTCTGGCTTAACTTTTCCGAGATACGTCTTTACAGTCGAGAGAATTTTATTGATCATTATGTTGAGAGATGCACCAACATTCTCAATTGCCGTAGGCAGATCTGTCTTGATGAATTTCAAAGTCTCTCCGTGGCTCCAAATCTTTTCGAAGTCACTAGAGTTTGCGGATGTTTTTTCAATTGCTGCTGTTATCGGTCCCATAATTGACGACACCATAGTGAGTGCAGCTGTTATAAGTCCGGTTGTCGCGACAACACTTTTGATTTGTGCCTCAGTCAGCTTTGAGGCGGGTCCTGTGATGATCTTGTCAAAAGCCGTGCCAACTTCTTCCATGATATCAACAACGACACCCTTGATCGCACTCAACAAATCTTTTATGTCATTTTCCTTCATCCCAAAACGTTTCATAATTGCTGCTGACTTTGAAATGTCTCCAACAGCCAATACTAGTGGTGTAAATGACTTAGAAACCATTACGAATATTTTCACCTTCTTTTCCATGGACTCTGCATCTTTAACAGCAGCATCAATTCCTTTGAGAATTCCCGGCATGTAGAGTTGTGTAGCAATCATGATTCCTGATATCGCTGCAATTCCAGCAACTAGACCGATTGGGTTTAAAGATGCCAGTGAGATTACACCAATTGCCAGAGCGATGGCCAAAGCTCCTTTCGCAACTGCTTCAAACGCCTTGGCACCTTTGAGCATCGCGCCGGGGCCCGGAATTTCTGCAACTGACTTTAAGAAAGCAGCAGCAGCTTCAGCTAGCGCCGGCATGGCAACCGTTGCAACGATTGATATGATGACTGCGCCGAGGAGGATGCCGGCCGCGCCAATTCCCTTTGTGAGCACGACGAAGCCGCCGATTGCTGCAGACAGAAGAGCGAGAGCAGTAACTGCAGTAACCATTACTGGGACAGAAATTACAAATGCTACCAGTCCTTTCATGCTTACGTCCTTGAATCTGTTGATCAAATTAGGAAGTACGTACGCAAGACCGATGAGGGCGCCGGCGGTGATGGTCATCACCGCCGCGGCCCACGCAATTTCTTTCCATGATGTGGTCTTGAGCAATCTTGCCGCAACAGCAAATGATGCCGTTATTGCACTCAAAGCGCCTGCAACTGCTACCATTGATAATCCGAACGATGTGGCAGTAGCTGGTTTAATGTTTTCGTACATCGGAATGATGGTTGAAAATAACACTGCCAGGCCGGCCAGGGCGACGCCAAGAGTAGCAACAATAAAAACCATGATGGAGGCCGCTTTGGCAACCTGGTTCATATTAATTTCGTTGAATGCCTCTACAATTCCTTTCAAGCCCTTCCCAATTGACGCTGCAGATTCCGGGCTGCCACCCCGGCGGCGAAGACCTCCTGGGGGTCCCGAACTCAAGCCGGCAGCTACTTTTGCCATTAGTGCCTTCATTCCAACAGAAATGGCCGCAGTAACGAATCCACCGACTAGTTGAACAACAATTGACTGAGCAAATTTCATAACAAAAATTGAAGCCATGATAACACCAAGCCCTGCAAGATATGGCCAGACTTTCTTGAATGCCTCAGCGAAAAGATCGATCAGTGCATCCCCAAGTTTCGGTGCATTTTCCTTGAATGATTCATAAATTGGGAGCAGTAGATTTCCAGCAAATCCACCGAGCTCTCCGAAATCTGCGCCGTGTGCTATCATCTCAATAAGTGACGTCAAGCCCTTCACAGCAATCTCTGTCAACTTTCCAAACGCTTCACCCAGGAGCTTTCCGAGAGCTGTCGTGAACTTGTCAATGCCAAGATTCAATTTTTTGAGTGCGTTGCCGCCTCCAAGCACATCATCGAATGTTTTTGTAATGTCGTCAAAGAACTCCGAGAACGATCCTCCCTCGAACAACTTCTTGAATGCTTTCACACCCGCATTTGAAAACTCCTGGATCTTCTTGGGATCGAGCATCTCATTGAATATCTTCAGAATATCTTTTGCACCAGGAAAAACTTCAACAAACATCTCCCCAACTTGCCTGCCCATGAGCCAAATCGAATCAAATGCAGCACGAAGCTTATACAACATTGATTTCATATCTTTGGCTCTTAACAGACCTGCACCGAAACCGGAGATGAATGCCTCAAAAAATCCTCCCACCTTGTCTCTATCGATGAGGTGATTCAGCTGCTTGATGTGCTTACCAAGATCTTTTAGCACTTGCTTTTGCGATTTTTGTTGCTTCATCGCCAGCTTAGCCTGCTTTTCAATATTCTCGTATGATGTGCCTTGTTTGTCAAGAGAGAAAGCAGCTTCGAGATTGGCACCTTCAAGTCCAGTTTGCTGGGAGAGGTACTGGCGTTGTTGGTATGTCATTGTTGACAGATCTTTTCCAGCAGCGAAGAATGACTTCCTCAACATGTCGATTTTCTTTGCAGGATTTTGCTCAGCCATCAACTTCATGGCATCGATATTCATTCCGAAACCTTGAGCGAGCCGCGAAGCTGCCTGTGCTGTGTCTGAGAATCCTGAGAACTTCGACATCGTTCCAGACAGTTGTTTAACCTCTATTCCCAATTTCTTGGCATATACAACCATGGGCGCAAATGCTTTTGGGCCAAGATGACCAAATGTTCCTACTTCTTCATTCAGCTCTGCCATTCCGTGTGACATTGATTTGATATCAATTCCAAACGATTTTCCAGTCTGTAGCGCGATCTTGGCAAACTCTGTCATTGTTCCGGCAACGTCCTTTCCCCTAATCTCTGCCAGGTTCATTAACTTTGCCATGCTCTCAGATGATATACTCAGGCCCTTTTGCATCATTGCAAGCTGAAAACCAGACTCCTTGAATGTACCCTTTAGTCGAGTGAATGCCTCACCGGTGGCTTTTGCTAAATCGGCAACAGTTTTCAATGCTTCAGCTAGACCTTCTTGACCAAATCCAAATGTTTTGACAAGGCTAAGGCCAGTCCCCGCCAGATTGGACGTATTTTTTTGAATTGCTTTAAGTTGACCGGCCACTGCTTTTCCGGCTTTTCCACTTAGGTTACCAAAGCCTTCATGAATGTCTTCTAGTGCATTAACCAGTGCAAGTGATCTAGGCAAGTTCTCAGCTACTTCCGCCAGGGCGTCAAACATTTTGAACGGAACAGACAAAATTGCTATTCCAAGCTTGCCAACTGAGGCGACGATGTTGAAGATGGAGGTGCCAAATGCCATTGTTGTCTTAGCAGCAGATGAGAATGCTTTACCCAAGCCTTTCAAAACAGTCTTTAGGTTTTTGACAGCTTGTGCATTCTGTTTTAACTTTTCAGCGGCGGCTTTGTTAGCTTCTGCCAATTTTTTTGATGCATTTGCTGCTTCTTCTGTTTTCTCAGTTGCAGAAGCCATCGCGTCTTTCACAGCATTGACAGCCTTCTCAGCCTCTTTGAGACCCTCTCCGGAGAGGGCATTTCTAATCTTGATGACTAGATCAAGCTGTGTAACAAGAATCTTCGTATGAGAATTGTAAAGTGCAGTTCTTTCAACAAGAACCGCATTTATTTGCTGTTGAATCTGTAACTGGGGTGAGAGATCGTCTGCCATGGAATGTCATTGCTCCTGGCTCTTAAATATCACATCGCTCAAGTTAGGTAAAGCGTCGAAGTTTTGCAGGAACCTGTGATCTCGATCGACCCATCATAGCACGTACATCAGCTGAATTATTGTGGGCTGCTTTGTCCCCACCCTGCGAATCCTTCATCTCTTTGATGAATCGATCAATGAACCACTTCCTCTGCCAGATTGCCAAGCTCACAGCTTCGCGATGTGAGAATCCCATATAGTACATCAAGATGAAAATCGGCTCGAGGTAGATCTCTTTGTCATTAGGCGTCAGGCCAAAAAAACGAAACGCCGATGGGCAGGGTCACCTCCGAGGACTCATTACAGTTATCACACTCCATCCATGCCTTCATTTCGATTCCGGGCTCGCTCTCATCCATGAATTTGCGTAGGGCTCGACTGTCTCGGGCCGGCATGTTACGAACGAACATTGCGATTTTCGATCGGTCTTCGACATTGTTGATCGCCATGATTGAGTACAGCAGTCGATTTGTGACCAGACTGTCAACATCTCCGCCAAGCTTCTTCTTTTTCTTTCGATCCATCTCAACTGACATATTCTGCTCATCTTTTCCAGTAAGGAACCTGAATACAACTTGCTTCTTAGAAACGGGAAGTGTAAAACTGAATCTGTTGGCACCGGGCTCGACTGGATCGATTTCAAGACGTTTGATGGGCAGCTCTGCAAGATTAAATGTTTGCTTGGAGTTCTCGTTGCATTCTGGGCATCCCACTTCAACTTCGTAGTCAGCACCGTAACCGGTGATTCGAATTGCTGTCATGAGAGCGTTTCGATCACCACTAATCATCGAGTCAACGTTGATCGACTTATCAACCAAGCATGATCTGAGGAGCTCTGAGATCACTGTTCCTTTCTTGATTAGCGCACGAGAAGTTAGAATATCCTCTTCACGTGCTGTCATTGCTCGAATCTCTACTATTTGACAGTTATGAATCGATGTGCCTTCGGGATAAATCTTCCCTTCTGATGGGAGCGGGACGGCGTCAACAGGAATCTCCATATCGAAGTCTTCCTTCATGATATTTCGTGTTTGCATGCCTGCCATCTGTGCTTGTTGTGCGTTGAAAACTTGATTTGCGTCTCTGTTACTGCTCACTTATGAACTCCTGTATGGTGCGTTATATCTAACACCGGTGCGATTGTTTGTAAATGATCGCAAATGTAAATAGGCTGTGGTTAAAGTTGATTGAGGGTGATCAAGAACTCTTCTTTCTCATTTCCACTTCGTCGAAAAAATTATCAGATGCTGCGATCAGAACCCTTTTGACAAAAGGTTGACTGACTCCGATCGTCCGGAGGGTTTTT